CTGCGGTAGAACAGCGGAGCAAATCCAACTCCCACCGGCTGGACGCGCTGGAACGGCACACGGAAGCGGTGAACACGCTGGCAACATCCGTCGCTGTCATGGCGGAGAAGGTGGAGGTTACCGGGGAGAAGGTTGACGGCCTCTGCACGGACGTGCAGGAGCTGAAATCCGAACCCGGCAAGCGGTGGAAGGGCGTTGTGGAAAAGGTCATCTACATCGTTGTGGCCGCTGTCGTAGGGTTTATTCTTGCCCGGCTTGGGCTGGGCTAAATTTAAGGAGGAAACAAAATGATTAACTGGACTGTCCGTATCAAAAACAAGAACTTTTGGCTTGCGGTGATTCCCGCCGTGCTGCTGCTGATCCAGACCGTGGCCGCCCTGTTCGGCTTTACGCTGGACTTGGGCGAAATCGGCGATAAGCTGCTGGCAGTGGTAAACGCCGTGTTTGCCCTGCTGGTGATTCTGGGCGTGGTCAATGATCCTACCACCGCCGGTATCGCTGACAGCAAACTGGCAAGAACCTACAGTTCCCCAAAGGAGGACTGATGTGATAAGTGGATAAAGTCCGATGGAATCGGGTGATTCTGGATGAGTTTTGTTCTCTGGCGATTCTTACGCCGTTGGAGGAAAAGATCATCCGCACCCGAGCCGCCGGATGGA